TGCGATTCGTTGTCATTAGGTGTTAGCGGAGACCTACTTATCAAGAATGTTGTATGGTCAGATGGCGCATCAGGGGCGCGTACCACATTAAAGCTTGCCAACCCCTATGCCTTTGGGCTAGATTACACAGATAATACATATTTGTAAGGGCTACGTTTTTGTAATATGAAAAAAGGAAGAAATAGGTTAAGATTTGGCAGGCTGAAGAGTCATGGCAAGCGGGGAGAGGTGCAGGTTGAGGGGTTAGAGGGGGAGATTCATTCCGGCCTTCGTCACCCGCAGCCACACGGACTGGAGTCACGCGCACCAATTGAATCGGAATCCTACACAGCGTACCAGGATTCACCCGACAACGGGGCCACGCTTATCATTGCCGGACAAGCACCTATCACACTCAGCGACGGCGACACGGTTATTTACAACAACGCAGGTGTGACGGTACATCTGAATGGGAGCACGGTAGAGATTAGCGCAAATACGGACATAACAGGTGATTTGACGGCGACGGGCAACGTAAGCGACTCCAACGCCACAACAGCAACTATGGCGGCAATGCGGGCGCTTTTCAACACACACACTCACACAGCACCACTAACACCACCAACACAGCAGATGTAATGGCAGACTTATCATTCATATTTGATAAAGATAAAAATCACTCCGACGTTCAAATTGTCGGCGGGGATTTTTTACTTTCAGACGAGCTTCAAACTGCGGTTGAACTATCTATATTTTCCGACCGACGGGCATCGACTGACGAAGCGCAGAGGATGCAACTTGGTCAGGACAGGTTGTCACGACGGGGCTATTGGGCCAACGGCTTTCGGAAGGTCGAGCAAGGTTCGGGTCTGTGGCTCCTTCAGCGCGAGAAGCGCACGCAAGAAACGCTATCTAAGGCAAAAACTTTTTGTGAAGAGGCTCTTGGCTGGATGACAAGGGGCGGCATTGCACAGTCCGTCACGGTTGATACATCATTCAGCGGGTCGGCACTTATTATTAATATACAACTCATCAAGCCGGACGGACAATCGTCGGGGTTTAAATTTGATTTTGCATGGGACGGTTTGGGAGAATAGAATGGCTTATACGAAACCAACATTAACACAACTGATTGACACCGTTAAGGCTGATTTGTTTGGCAGATTCCCTGACCTTGATCCTCAGCTAACCAATTCATTTGCGGCCAATCTTGCCGAGGTAATCGCTGGTGGAATCAACGGCTTGTATGGGTATCTGGATTGGATTACAGACCAGCAGTTCCCCGATACGGCAGATGACGAGAATGTTGAACGGTGGGCATCCGTCTTTGGACTGTCGCGCCTGGCCGCTACCAAGTCGGACGGCAATGTCACCTTTACGGGAACCATAGGCTCTGCGGTATCGACCGGTGAAGAGCTTGTATCAAGCAACGGAACCACCTACACGGTCGACACAGGCTTCACACTCGCTCTGGCCTCCGAGGATCATGCCGTGACTGCAAAGCAGGCCGGAACTGGTGGCAACCTTGGCGCATCGGCCATTATCACTTTCGTTTCAGTCCCATCAGGAATGGATAGCACGGCCACAGTTGCCGGCAGCGGGTTAACCGGCGGCACGGACAGAGAGACAGACACCGAATTGAGAGCACGCATTATTATTAAGATAGCCAGCCCCCCCAAGGGCGGTAAGACTGGGGACTACGAGCAATGGGCAGTCGAGGCAACAGACGTAACGCGCTCATGGGTTAGGAATAAGACTACAGGCGCAACCTACGGCGACACAATCCCGTCGGGGCATGTGTGGCAGTATTTCGTCATGGATGCCACCTACACAACAGACGCAACATTGGGAATCCCTGCTGCCGGAGATGCAACAGATATTGAAGCCTATATCAATCCATTGGCACCAGTTACTGCTGTATATGATGCGAGAATACCATCAGCCGATACCGTTGACTTTAATCTGACAATTATTCCCGACACACCGGCCAATCAAACGGCAACGGAGGGGGAAATTAGAAGTACCATTATTAACGAGCGTATACCTGGGGGAACAATCTCGTTGTCTAGCTTCTACGAGGCCATGAGTCGCGTACCCGGCCTTACCGGCTGGACGATCAACACTATTGACACGTTAACACCTGCGGACGTTACAGCGGCAGCGGGGGACATTCACACAATCGGAACCTTTACCTTCGTGTAATTATGGCAGCAACAGATCAATATAAAGAAGCGATGCACCAACTAGCCCCCCAGGGGTTTGTTTGGCCTGGAGTTTCGGAAGATTCCAACATCGGGAATGTGTGGGAGGCAATCGGCAGTTCTCTTCTGACGGCAGATAATGATGCCAACACAGCTCTTGACGAATTGTTCCCGGATTCAACGGGCATATTCCTTGGCGATTGGGAGCGCGTGCTGGGCTTCCCCCGTTGCGACATCCTTGGTTTGACCGCACAGCAAAGAAGAGATGCCCACCTTGCCTGGCTTAATATTAGTGAATTTTCAGATAAAGATTTCTTTATTGAGATTGCGGCCATAATGGGTTTTACGGTTTCCGTATATGATGATGCAAATAGAAATGACTTCCTAACATTGAATGCATTTTTTGATTCCGACACGGAATGGACGAAAGGAACGGGATGGAGCATCAGCGGCGGATCAGCCTCAAAGGTGGCCGGAACAGCTTCCGATCTTGGACAGACCATAGACCGAGTTTTCAGCGGAATAGATTATTATGTAAAATTTACGATTGAAAACTATGTTTCAGGATCTATTACCCCGACCGTTGGCGGAACATCCGGCACAGCGCAAAGCGCAAATGGGACTTATAATGAAACCATTACCGCAGGCGGAGCCGGTGATGTGACGCTAGCGGCTGATTCCTCATTTGTTGGTGATATAACCCAGTTCGAATTATACTTTAGAATTGACCCATTCGTAATCTTGGTAATTAGCACAAGCATAGCACCCGTCACCGTCTTCATGGTTGGGCAGTCAGAGGTTGGTGACAAACTCGTGGCACCGGGTTCTAACGCATCGCTAGAATGCTTGATAGAATTTTTTGCACCAGCACACACCCAACCAACATTCATTTATACATAGGAGAAAGTTATGTTTAGAATAGACACAAGCGATGCGGCAGTAACCAAGCCAACGAGAGCGGCGGCCGGGCCTAAGCCTGACGGTCATTTCACCTCTACCGCCACGGATGGCACAACTGTAACCGATGACTGGGCTGAGGCCATTCAGGAGGAGCTTACTCATATTGTAGAGACTGTTGGCGATACGCTAGATAAGACCGATGATGCGCAGGTTTATGATGCTCTCGTCAAGATGCTGAAGGGTACCAGCACAGATATCGTCAATCCATTCATGAATTATGCATTATTTGTAGACGAGAAACCACAAAACACAGTCGCACAAACGCTGTCAATTAACGGGTGGAATGTGCGCGACTTAAACACGACCCGAATCAATGACATATCAGGTGTTAGCATAGCCGCGAATCAGATAACCTTGCCAGCAGGGGAATACAGAGTTTCAGCAGTGGCGGGTCAACATAGATTTGAGCAGACGACATCCGGCATTCTTGGAATATATGACACAACAGGATCTTCTACGCTGGCTAGAGGTATTAACTCGTATCAGGACGCTGGAAGCAATAGCGGCGGCGATGACAGGGTTTTACTTGAGGGTGGGTTTACGTTAGGCGTTCAGTCCGTTGTTGAATTGAGACACGACTGCAATCAAACCGGGGCAGTAGGTGGATTTCAGCTAAATAGAACAGGGTTGACAGAGGTTTATGCAGAATTACAAATCTGGAAACTTGACTAGAAAATACAAATATGTAACATTATAAGGCGAGGTATAAAACATGAGCTTAACTAGACCAATCACACTACTTGACGCAGTAACCGCAGATACAGTAGGCGCTGCAACCGGCAACCCAGGCGGAGTTTTCTTCATCGTTATCGAAGGCGATTACGGCAGCGGAACGGTAACGCTTCAGACCAGTCATGCAAACGTGGACTGGCAGGACGTATATGCATCTGACGGCACTCTGCTGGAGTTCAACGCTGCCAACGACTATGCCTCAGAGCTTCACCTGTCCTCAGCTATGTCTGTTCGGGCAACGCTTGCAGGCTCTACCGCCCCTGATCTATCCGTCAAACTTGCGTAATCCCAATGATTGCCAATAAGGGTACATCAAAAAGGGGAGTTGCAACGCGAGGAATGGCCGTAAGAGGTATTACCGGACTTCTTGGCGCTCTTATACCTGCCTTGGATTCCCAAATACAGCAGAAACTTGACACCACGGCCAACACATCCCCGCAGCCGCAGACGTTCACTGCCGCGCCAGACCTGTTAAGCATACTTGCCAGCCCAACTGTTGTTGGCGGAAACATAAGGCAGTCAGACTCCTTCTTTACGGGTGGAACGGAGAGCTTCTACAGCAACGCAGCGGGGACATCTATTAGTGATAAGAGCTTTGAAAATCTTCTTATACATTATTATAACACAAACGGAAGCAACGGGTTGTGGGTTAAAAGAATAAGCGCCAGCAATTGGCAGGCGCATCAATATGACCTGTCGCCTGTCACAGAACTTACCGCGCCACAATACAACAAGAACAAGGCGTTTTACGAAAAGGGCGGAGGAGCCATGCGGGACGGGAACGGAGACCTCGTACTAGACGGAAGCTCGAATGTAATTTTTGTTAATTACGAAGACACTCTTGCGCTTGACATCATACCGCCTCCGGAACTTAACCCTGACTTGACAGACATACCAGCATAGGAGAAAAAAATGAGCGATATTGTAAAAGGAACCGATGACTTAGGAGTGTGGGCTGATAAAACCAATGACGGGTTTTTACGCACTATAACCAGGGTTTCGGATATGGGAATAAGAACCACCTACCTACCTGCGTCTGACACGGACGCGGCACGTGGCGTATCTTTAAAATCAGCTATTGCTGCGCTGGCTAACGGTGACACGCTCTATATTACCAGCGGAACATATACCGTGGAAAATCAGGATTTCACATTGGACGGGCTTTCTAATGTCTCAATCATTGGAGTTGGCGATGTATACCTCAAGCATAACAATACGGCAACGAACGTCCTGGCGCATTCGTATTATATCAAGGCAAACTGCGACAACATCAACATAAAGGGCATTACTTTTTACACAGAAACCCTGAACGCAACGTACACTAGCAACCATAGCTACAACTTAACCTGCGAAGCAAGCGGCAGCGTTAAGGATTGCCGATTGATTTTTTATTCGACCGTATCGGCTATTGAATCGGGCAAATCTTTTAAGAACCTGGTCAAGCTGGAGGGCGTTCCGCTACTGATGGAGAATGTAATATTTCAAACATTCAACACGGTTTCAGGGGAGGCCGATCAGTTTTTTGTTGCAGCCGTACATGATGGTGTAGTCGGAACCGGTTTCGAGTTTCTGGCCATGAAGGACTGCTCTTTTTTGAACCAAAACGTGGCTGATGAGCCGTTTGTTCTTCCGTCAGGTGCCGGGCTTGTCACATACCTTGGCTGCTGGTCAAACCAGGGAAACTTTGGCGACTCTCCCTATATAGGGCTGACAATGGCACGGGGACTTATTTATCCTCCGACGCTTTCATTGCTCGACACATCTTTCTATTCCGAGTTTACCACGGGATCATCCCCGTTTTCTTATCAGTCAAGCTATAAGGTGCTGTCCGGATCAGGTGATGTTGACCTGTTCAAAATTGTCGGGGTCACAAGCGCGGTGGCTAAAGCGTACGAGCTTATCGTCTTTGACGATGGAGGCATGTACTATCACGCATTTGTTCGACATACATCCATCACCGTTTTGAGCGGTTCAATTGGCGGATATGTACACACGGCAAATGCACTTGCGACCGATGATACGTTTGCACTTAGCAGAACAGGCTCAGACATCACCAACGGTTATACGATATACTTCCGCCCCTGCGGTCACAGATCAAGCGATAAAAAAATACGCACTTCCTGCACAATATCGCCCATTGATGTTGACGGAGTGTAGGAACGGATTCGTAATCCTCACAACTTAGGAGTATTTTATGGGACAACTAACACAAACAACACCACAGGTTCAGGCGATTCTTAACAAAGAGATGGGCTGGTCTGATTATAACGACGCGGCGACGGCATCGGCACCAATTGCGTTGACTGTGGCGGATACATATTACCCGCTAACCAATGACGAGTTGGGCGGCTTCACTAACAAAACCTACGCGATTGCTGGGCATGGTGACATATGGGACGCATCTTCCGATGAGTTTGACTTCTCAAGCCTAGCGCTTGGGGATACCGTTGATTTCCGGCTTGACTATACCGTCACAACCACGGGCGCAAACAGAGAGATATGCTCTAAAATGGCGCTTGCCATTGGTGCAAGTCCGTATTCGCTATCTCTATCCCGCGATTATTTCAAATCGGCAGGCACTTACCAGATCGTTACTTGGTACAGCATTTATATGGGAGACTCCAACACGAAGGGGAATCCTGCTAGATTTGAAGTGGCGAGCGATGGCACAGGCGACAGCGTTGTTGTTAATGGCTGGTATGTGAGAACACAGGAACGGTAAAATGGAACTGCTAAATCTTATCGCCGAAAAAGGTGCATCACTTGGTCAACTGGCTATGGTGGTTATCTTTTTTATGCTAATTTTCAAGGATGCTATAAAGAATTGCATTTCCAAGATTGGCCCCAAAGGCAGTAAGGTGAGGTATTCAATGGGTGACCTGAAGAATCACGACGTATTCAGCGAGCTTGAAACCTTTAAATCATTCAGAAAAACCTTCATGCATGGCGACGAGGTTGACAAAACAAAGACCAAAGTATTCAACGACTTCCTGATGCTGAAGCTAGAAGGAACCTCGGACACAATGCTGCTTATTTTGAAAGAGGTTAACTGCAAGATGACGCGAGCGGAAGTCAAGAGGGTTGTTCATCACCGCTTCACCCGGTGCAACGAGCGCCTGGAGGTAAACATCCGGGAAACCTTTAGCGCAAAGGGCGTATCAGATGAGCAGGCAGCGCTACTGGTTGGCAAGTTTTTTACCATTCGTCAGAATGCAATGGCGCGGTATGCCAAAAGAATTGACAGCGTGTTCGCTTGTGACTTCTACGAAACCAATTTTCAGTTGGTGCTGGCTATATTCGAAATTGTCGCGTTTGAAATTGATGATATTATAGAAAATATAGTCAGAACTTTCGAATCAGTAAACGGACTATTTGCAGAGATAGACTATAAATAATAAGGGGTTGGTTATGAAAATTGTATTTGTATTTATGCTGTTGCTCACCACGGGTTGCGTATCTGCCAACCCCCTTGACCTAATCACCCCGACACCAGTACCTCCATTGTCAGAGGAGCTTGGATACCATGTGCCGAATTTTCACGGCATCACAACTATGGGAATCGTCAAGGGCAAGCTCAAGGTTGAGCAGCTAAGGCTGAAAGCGTTTGACTCTAGCGCGCAGTTGTCCCTAAAGGCCACAGAATCAGCCCGTGAAGGCATTATGACCCTGTTGACTGTGCTAGGTATAGGTGGCACTGCCGCGCTGCCTATGGCGCTAAAACGTGTACCTAAGGGCTCCTTTACTAAAGACGAGTACACCGCCGCTGGCAAGATGAGCCCTGACGACTTCGAGGTTTGACACTTAGCCACAAAAGACGTATAACTAATGCTTCCCCTAGGTTAAGAGGTTACCCAGCAGGTTTGTTTCCCTGCCTTTCACCGAGCTTGGCGTTCGCTTGGTAAAAACCTCCAAAGCGCGCTAGTTTTTTTTCCTCTATTCTGAGGCAATTTCTTCGTTAAACCTGACCTGTAAATCCGCGTCTAATATACACGGCGGCCGTGTGCCTTTGAAGAAGTGAAGTATCACACAATTCTCTTCGTTACATTCCAGGTAATGATTCAATCCACATTTACCATCCATCCGCGCTACGCCGAAGTCGTCACATTCCCTCTTAATACCAATATACATATTCATCTCCCGTTTTCTAGAGTTTACAGAATGCGCGGGGATGCGTCAAGTTATCCAATGGCGGCATAACTAACCGGTGTTCGTGGTTTCTTTTTCTGTAGTTTTTGTCAACATTCCCGCATTGGCAGCCCCACGCAAGCAATAAATCGTCTATCCGAACCCATTGGTATTGTGTCACTTATGAGTTGATGCAAAAATAATTGCAAATAAATCTCGCAACCATTCCGAAATCGGTTAGGTTACTTTCATGAGCAAGGGAACGACAATCACAACGACAACGGGAGACAAGACAATGACCTACATGATAATCGACAGCACATCGAATCACGGCGAGTACATAGGGGAGGATGGCGATAACACATCCTTCGGCGAACAGGCCGCTGTCTACGAGACAAGAGCGGATGCAGAGCTGGCCGCGAAGCAGTTAACAACCGACAACATCGAATGGTCAGATTGGGCATTCATACTGAAAAGGGAGAACGGATAGATGCAATACAAATACAAAACACCTCTGAGCGAAAAGGAAGCGGCACTACGGATGGAGATCATCGAGGAACGAGGAAATGATGTTGTCCTTAGATGTGTCAATCCTGAACACGCTCTGGCACCCAACTGGCCCGAGTGTATGAGCGAGCTGGTTGAAGACTTAGAGCCACTTCCGGATGCAATGTTTGAAAACATATAGGGAGATGAAAATGAAACAACAGACATATAATAGAATTATGGACATCGCCAGCAAGGCGGTAATGGGAAGTGTTGTAGCTGGGTATCTTGTTATGCTCTATTGGGTATTTTTTAGCGGAGGTGTACGATGAGAATGATTGACGCATTACAGTCACGAGGAATGGTATGGAAGTCCCAGGAAACAAAACTAAGTGAAGCGGCGGCTGAGTGTACCGCCGAACTAATAAGGCTCAAGGAGGAGCTGAAGAGTGCTGACGGCACAGTATATTCGGACATTGCCGGATCTATCAGATACGAATCAAAACAGCTCAATCGCATCATCATCAAATACCAAAAAGAAATTGACAAAAAAGGTTGAAACCCACCAAAACGCTGCTATATTAGCGGGGAAATAAAGGAGAAAAACAATGGAAGAACACGACGCACTAGGATATATCGGACGGGCCAACAACCCTGAAGAAGGGCAAGAGGTGGAAGAGCCCACCGAGTTTTACGGGGGCAAGTGGCGCACCAAGGAGGAGTTTGTCGAATGGCTGAACCAGCAGATCAACGGCCGCGCCGGGTTTGTAGTGGATGACCATTACGAGGGTCTGCTGGGATTGACAATTAAGTTTGAAGGAGGGGAATAATGAAGGTAAAAATTAAAGGCGGTTGTGTTGTGCTATCTGATTGGGAAATGATGAAGCACCTAGAGCTAGGAGATGCCGAAAAGTTGGCGCAGGACATCCTTGACGAACTACAGCATCACAGAACGCAGGAACAGGTAGATGCTGAGGCGGGAGAATTAGAGTACAAAGGGGGCAAGGGTTAATGGAGAACTTCAACATAGCTGGACTGACATTCCTGCGGGATAGAAACCCCGAAATAGGCAAGTTGCGTCCAGTTGGCGCGGTTGCCTTCGAAGCCGAACCAGACAACGCACACGATCCTGGGGCCGTGAGGGTACTGTACAGGGGCGAGCACGTCGGATATGTACCAAAGGGTGACTTCCAGTCCGTCGCGCTTAAAAGGGGCATTGCGTCCATTCTTGAGTACATCTACCTAGGTGACAAGGACAAGTACCCGCCCAAGGGCTGGAACAGCGACAACGACGGAATCCTGCAATGCATCAAGGTCGGCTGGGACCAAGAAGAAGAGGGTGGGCGGGTTATTGGCGGGAAGTATTTGCGGGTGACAACCTTCCTCAAATTCTTTGACCCCTACGGCGGCGGAGATGGCCTTATCAAGTGGGCATTCAAGCAGGCGGTAGATGGTTATTGTAAAGAAGATGACCTAGATTGGAAGAAGTTGTATGATGGATACCGCGCCGCGCTCAACAAGACGGCAGAAGCGGGAACAGAGATGCATGACAACATCGAGCGGTATCTAGACACCGGCGAGCGTGGGGTTCTGCCGGAAGGATGGGATGCCTTTGAAAAGAAGTATGAACCTGAAATGCTAAGTGCGGAGGTTCGATTCTACGACAATAAGCTCATGGTGTCGGGTAGGTATGACTTCCTTGGGTATATCACTATCAAGGGTGCGCGAGTCCTTGCCTTGCTGGATTGGAAAAGTTCGAAGAAACCCAGCATTAAGCATAGACTACAGGTCTCCATCTATGCATATAATGTTAGGTGGCAGGGAGAAAGACCCGCCTGTGCAATGGTGGTGGCTTTTGGAGCGGAGATTAAGCAAAGATATTCTGCGTCCACAGTCACCCTGGAGCAGATAGAAAGTAATTACATGGGAATGCGGCACGTTCGTGCAGCAATGGATGCCTGCAATGTGTGGGTTAGTGACGAGAAATACATATAAAAAAAGGAAAAGACAATGGAAGAATACACGAAAGAGTACATTGAAATTGTTGGATACGAGCCCATCACGGCAGATGCACCCGCAAACGCGGAAGGCATTAAGACGTGGCTAGGCTGGTGTGAGGCTCGCAGAATCGGATCATCGTGCATCGTTCAGTTTAAGGAAAAGAAAGGTGTGATGAATTGCCGGATAGCGCGCGAGATGAAGGACTGGGTAGGCAGCACAGGGGCCGGCGACTAATGTACAACAGCATCGCAGAGGCATTAATGAGTAAGCCGCTACAAACCGTGAGCCGGAGAAGCACCTGCTTCGATGGCAGCGGTAGCGGTTGCGGGAAAACTAAACCTGTCGCAGACTTCTACCGGCAAGGAAGCGGCAGACCGTGCAAGCTATGCAAGGAATGCTATTCCGAGCGGGTAATGGAAAGAGACACCTGCAAAAAGGAACGCTTCCTGGTAAAGTACAAGGAGCTACCACCTAACACGGCGGCAAGGCGCTTAATGGATGGCATAAAGGGTGGAAGTATCAAGCAGGGATATGTTGCGCTTATTATTGGAGAGATGCAGAAAGGGGTTAACACATGAGCAAGGACGGCGGGTCAAATTTTACTTACACGGCGGGAGAGTTCGGTATATTTCCAGCAAAACAGTTGCAGGGAATGTGTCCGCACAAGCAGGTAATACTGGCTTGGCTCATCTTCCGCGCAAATCAGCAGGGTACTTGTTTCCCCAGCTTGGATAAGCTCTGCGAAGATACCGGCATCAAGTCCAGAACAACCGTAATAAGTCACCTAAAGGAGTTGGAGGCAAAGGGTTACATCAAGTCCAAATCTCGCATCCGGGATGATGGGGGCCAAACAAGCAACGAATACGCGGTGTTCATTCGCCGGCAGGGGGGTGTTCAGAATTTGGGGGAGGGGGCTGTTCAGCAAATGAACACTAACTATAAGAACTCTAACCATAATAATATAACCAAAGAAAAAGAAGGGTCGCTTCGCTCCAGCATCGATGGTTTAAAACCAAAGACAAAACCAAAACCAAAGCCAAAAACAAAACCATTCACAGCCCCAACGGCTGCCGAGGTTGAAAAATGGGCTCGCGGCTGGGCTAAAGATAAGGGATATAATGTCAAAGCAGTTGTTGCACAATCGTTAAAAGCCAGGCAATACTACGACCGACTTGACTGGTCGGACTCGACCGGACGCAAAGTCAAAAGCTGGAAAAGAAAGATAACGGCAGTTTGGCTATCAGAAGACAAGCTGAAGAAGGAAGATAAAATTGACTTCAAGGGGTACGGATTATGACAATGACGGAAGAGCTAGTAACAATGGACCGGGAACTGTCCATGAAACTAATGCGGCACGAGCTTCAATTTCAAAGACTGCGAGCCGGTCTGGTTGAGAAGTACGGGGAAGACGGAGTGCAGAAGGTTGAGATCAATATAGGGGTAAGAACATGAGCAGGGATATTGAAAAGGACGTTCTTTCGGCATGTATGTTAAACTCCAACAACCTAATGTGCGCTGTTGAGGCGGGTGTGACGGGCAAATGGTTTTCGTCCCGTGGGGGTATATTCGATGCGCTGGTAGCCATTGATGCTGAGTGGGGTGAGCGTAACCACCTGAATATTCTTTCACCCATCTTTGACAAGTTCGAGGCAGCGATTGATGTCTGCCAAGACACGCCACAGTGGGCATTCAACCTCAACGATGTAGAGGGTGCGATTGATGTACTAAAGGGTGCTTATGCCAAGCGCAGAATCCTTGACACGCTGTCGTCGGCACAGTCACGGCTCGCCAAGGGCGACGATCCTTTCGACGTTGCCATGAGCCTGTCCAGCGTATCAGAAGACGTTGACCAAGTCGGGACAAATGGCGGAGAACGCACCACGGCACAACTAATTGATGACGCGCTGGAGATTGACCGCAAGGTGGCATCTGGCGAGCAGTTGGGTCTTCCGCTGCCCTGGGTTGACTTTCACCGGCGCACCTTTGGCATACCGTCCAAGGCTTTGACTCCGCTAGGCGGACGAGATGGGAAGGGCAAGTCGCGGCTGATGACGTTCCTTGCGGAGTATTGGGTGCGGATGGGCATTCCTATTCTATACTTTCCCTTCGAAGATAGCGCAGAGAGGTTTATTTCCAACGTCGGGGCAACCAATGGACAATATGATATGTTCACAGCTCGGCGCAATCATGTGCCGTCTGACTTCATTCCCAACCACGAGAATGTCATGGAGCGGCTGAAGGGGTTCCCGCTGTATGTCGAGGACATGCCCGACACAGCAGAGGGTATCTGCGGCACGATTGCCAGATATAAGCGTAAGTACGGCATCAAGGGTGTTGTGATTGATGGGCTTAAAGATGTGATACCAACGATAGGTGAGAACCAGACATCAAAGGAGGGGCATATCAACGCAATGCTGGTGCGTGCCTGCAAGAAGCACGATGTTGCGGGTATATCGGTATCACATTTGACCGACCTAGACGACGACCAATGGATCTCAAAGCGAAACATTCGCGGCAGCAAAAACCAAACGCAGTCGGCGCGCATGGTGCTGATGTATCAAGACGCTGGAATCCCGTCAGAAATAAAGTCTAAATATGATTTCATCGAGGACTGCATCGTGCTAGATTGCCAGAAATCATCGTACGGAAACCGGGCAATGGTGGTCCTGCGGCCTGAGTTTGAGCGGGGCAGATTTGTAGAGGTTAAGCCACGGGAGGTGCGATGATCTACAGAATAATCTACAAGGAGAACGGGGTGCGGAAGGTGCATGACATGGAGATTAAGGGTAGCAGGACCAAGGCCGGTTTGCGTATAGGGAAAGAGGGTAGCGACAAGGCGATTGAGTTGATGCACAAGGCCGGGGTCGACGTTCTGTGGACGGGTGCTAGGGGCAATAATGAGGGGAAGAAATAGGCAATGAAGATTGCTTGACACGCACCCTAACCTACTATATAAAGGAGGAAGAAAGGGAGAAACTATGACACTTGAGGAAGCATACATCAGAGGACATTGGGCTGTTGAGCTGGACCAGAAGCAGGGTAAGCCGTACACAGTATCAAGGTGGGCTAAGAGAAACAACGTGCAGTATAAACGATTCACATTTGCAGATAGTGTTATCGTATTTTTCAAAGAAAGAGGGCTTAGACAGGTCCGCAAACAACTAAAATAACAAGGGAGAACATCATGGGGCTAAGTAATCCAAATACACAGAAAAGCAAATTCGTTACCATCGTTGCCGGACTATTCACCATCCGGTTGCCTGAAGGATCAGATCATTCTCAGGCAGTTGAGCGGGTGCTGAAGAAGGGGCCAAAAGCAGGACAGACTATCAAGGAATTGCAGTTCTCGCACCTTGACGGGTTGCTTGTTGGCGGTGAGATGAAGACGGGGGACTATGGGACTGACATGGTGTTCGACCTTGTTGATGGGGACGATTCGTTCAAGCTACAAATTCCGCTTGAGTCGGGATTTTTCGGTCAGATTGCCAAGCGACTTCCGAATGCTGACTCGTCCAAGATAATTGAGTTCATTATGGGTCACGACAAGGAGAAGGATAAGCCGTACATCTTCATGCGTCACGATGGAGTGACCGTTCCCATGAAGTTCGTCAAGGACAACCCGAATGGAATGCCGCCGCCGATCAAGACGGTGAACAAGGGGCAGGAGGGCTGGTTATGGACAGATCAAGATAACTTCCTCTACGATGTGGCTGTGACATTCCTCAGCGAAATCGATGGCGAAGAGGCCACGGAGGATTACGAACAACTGACGGACGAGCCTTCACCGTTCTAGTCTATTGATGCCAGCATGGGGCCAGTCACAACGGAGGTGCTACAGCCCGTCCATGCACTGTAGCTAAACTCAACGGGGAGAAGGCAATGGATGAATATCTATGCATTGAGCAACTTGTTTACGGGATGGTGTTGATGGGGTTCGGCGTTTTTTTAGCCAAACTATTTGGGGACAGATCGTGAAGAAGAAGTCCACAAACTACGCAACACCTGACGCTGGTGGATGGATGAATGTTTGCGATAACCTGTTCCTTGCTAGATGGAGAGGACATCCCTGCGAGATATGCGGTAAAAGGGCCGGATACGACAACGGCAGGACAGTGCGCTCATGTGGGCATCATCTAGTGTTCAAGGGTGGCTGCCGCAAGCACAGATACGAGCCGCTTAACATCCTTGTCCTATGCCCTAGCCATCACTCACATTACAACAAGGACTGCTCTCCTCATTCAATCGTAAGCACACACGCACAGGCGTTCTTTGAGTCATGGGTTAAGGACAACAAGCCGGAGCAGTACGCATGGTGGATGGAGCATCAGGGGGACGGAAACAAACCATTTGACAAGTCATGGTGTTACCGCGAGATGTACGTTGAATTGGGTGGGGAAATACATAGTAAAACAGGTAAATTGAAAGACCTACGGCCAAAGGGCCACGCAAAGAAAGTAGAAGAAACCGAAACGAAGGGGAATAACGATGCCATATAGCGAAAACAAATCAAAAGAAATCAGCAACCGCGCAAATGAAATCGGGATATATGAGACCGCTTTGGAGTTTGCAATCACAAAGGACAGCGTTAGACGGGCCATGCGAACGGCTCAACCAAAAAAGGAGACAGTTCGCCGTGAACGTAGCAGTGCCAATACGGTACTTGTTATTGGTGACCTGCACTGTCCATTTGACCTGGAGCAGTACCACGACTTCGTTTGCGGCGTTGCAGACGAATACAAGCCTGACCAGATCGTGTTTATTGGCGATGTGATTGATAACCACTTCAGCTCATACCACGAAACGGATGCTGATGGAATGGGCGGCGGCGAAGAGTTGGATCTTGCAGTAAATCGCCTTAAGCGTTGGTACAAGTCCTTCCCTGATGCATATGTAACAATCGGCAACCATGACCGCATGATAATGCGTAAGAGCCAAACATCACACGTCCCGCGCAGATGGATCAAAAGCTATTCCGCCGTACTTGAAACTCCCGGCTGGCAGTTCGTAGATCGTGTCGACATTGATGGCGTACAGTACATACACGGGGAATCAGGCACGGCTAGAACCAAGTGCAAGTCAGATATGGTTTCAACCGTACAGGGCCATCTGCATACGCAATGCTATACCGAGTGGGTCGTTGGTCGCAATATGCGGGTATTCGGCATGCAGGTTGGTTGCGGCATCGACGATTCATCTTACGCAATGGCATACGCTAAGGCTGGCAAGAAATCAGCCATCGGTTGCGGCGTTGTTGTTGACGGGCGGACAGCAATTAACAAGCTGATGGATCTGTAAGATGACTGACGCACAAGAAAGAAAGGATACCCCTATTTTTTCGGGGGTTATCCGATACTTCCCACTAGCACTAGCGGATGTTGCGCGCTGCAGTAAGGCGGGTAATGACCAGCACAACCCAGGCACAGCGCTTCATTGGGATAGAAGCAAGAGCGGCGATGAGCTAGATGCACTAACCCGCCACCTGATGGACGCTGGTACGCTGGACACTGATGGTATTAGGCATAGCGCAAAGGTAGCATGGAGAGCCCTTGCCAATCTTGAAAAGGAGCTAGAGAATGCAGACTAAAAAAGGCAGTATATTCGAGGCTTTTATCAACATCCTCATCGGGTATGGTATAAACCTCGGAGCCCAGATCATCATATTCCCGATGTTCGGAATACACATACCATTAAGTAGCAACATAGGTATTGGGTTGGCGTTCACGGGCATTTCGTTGACGCGCTCTTACTTGATCCGTAGGCTGTTCAATCGGCGAGAGGATCGGCACGAGGCAAAGAATGGAACACGCTACTGGGCTACGGTTGTCCAAACGGGTTCGGGTATATAAATAAAGGAAGAGGACATGAAAGAAATCAAATTGCACCTAAAAGACCCAACACTTGACGAGCAGGCAGCGCTCCTGAACTGCATGGAAAACCACGAGGCTATGGAGATACTGCGGCG